TCCGGCACGGTCCATCACAGTGATAAAGGTTCTCAGTATGTATCGCTGGCCTACACACAGCGGCTTAAGGAAGCCGGATTACTGGCATCAACAGGAAGTACAGGCGACTCGTATGACAACGCGATGGCGGAGAGCATCAATGGTCTTTACAAAGCGGAGGTAATACACCGTAAGAGCTGGAAAAACCGTGCAGAAGTGGAACTGGCCACACTCACGTGGGTGGACTGGTATAACAATCGACGATTGCTGGAAAGGCTGGGCCATACTCCTCCGGCAGAAGCAGAAAAAGCTTATTATGCTTCCATCGGAAACGATGATCTGGCAGCCTGAGTTCACAGATAAAACACTCTCCAGGAAACCCGGGGCGGTTCATGTCGAACAGCAGCAGCAACAAAAACTACGTCAGCAACAGGAATACCAACAGCGTTTCCAGCAAAGGGTAGAAGCGCATAAACAACGGGCAGCCAAACTTCCTGTGAAAGATTATCAGGAAATGGAGGCCATTGTTCTTAGTGAGCTACCACCAATTCAGCAGGAAATCATCATTCACTGTGCAGACGAAGGCTCTGAACTACTCGCCTATGGCTTAGGTAAGAGCCAGCAATTACGCCAGCGTGTAGCCGCTGAGACAGATCCAATTCGCGCAGCATTCCTCTTGGGGCAGATTAGCAAACAGGTAAGCCTTGCTCCAAAACCAAAGAAAGCCATCAAGCCAGAGCCGGAAGTACGTGGTGGCGGTGCTGATGCGAAACAAGACGAATTCAACAAATTATGCCCCGGCGCAAAAATCGAATAAGGAAAAGATAAATGCCTAACAATCTCGACAGTAACGTCAGTCAAATCGTTCTGAAAAAATTCCTTCCTGGTTTTATGTCAGATTTAGTTCTGGCGAAAACCGTAGACCGTCAGTTGCTGGCAGGTGAAATCAACTCCAGCACTGGCGATAGCGTTAGCTTTAAACGTCCGCATCAATTCTCATCCCTCCGTACTCCCACTGGTGATATTTCAGGGCAAAATAAAAACAACCTGATCTCAGGTAAAGCTACGGGGCGTGTAGGTAACTACATCACTGTTGCTGTTGAATATCAGCAACTGGAGGAAGCGATCAAGCTTAACCAACTGGAGGAAATTCTCGCGCCGGTTCGCCAGCGAATCGTTACCGACCTTGAAACAGAGCTTGCTCACTTCATGATGAATAACGGTGCGTTGTCACTTGGTAGCCCCAATACTCCAATCACCAAATGGTCTGATGTTGCGCAGACGGCATCTTTCCTGAAAGACCTCGGCGTTAATGAAGGTGAAAACTATGCTGTAATGGATCCATGGTCTGCACAGCGACTTGCTGATGCGCAGACTGGTTTGCACGCTTCAGATCAATTGGTTCGTACTGCATGGGAGAATGCACAGATCCCAACCAATTTTGGCGGCATTCGCGCACTGATGTCTAATGGGCTTGCCTCTCGTACGCAGGGGGCATTTGGCGGAACACTGACAGTCAAAACACAGCCAACTGTTACCTATAACGCAGTTAAAGACTCATACCAGTTCACTGTAACATTGACCGGAGCGACAGCCAGCGTTACAGGTTTTCTGAAAGCTGGTGATCAGGTTAAATTCACCAATACCTACTGGCTGCAACAGCAGACCAAACAGGAGTTGTATAACGGAGCCACACCAATTAGCTTCACTGCAACGGTTACTGCTGATGCTAATTCAGACAGCAGTGGCGATGTGACGGTTACGCTTTCTGGTGTTCCGATTTATGACACTACAAACCCGCAGTACAACTCTGTAAGTCGTCAGGTAGCGGCAGGCGATGCCGTATCTGTAGTAGGCACTGCTAGCCAGACAATGAAGCCAAACCTGTTCTATAACAAGTTCTTCTGTGGACTTGGCTCTATCCCACTGCCGAAACTGCACAGTATTGATTCTGCTGTTGCAACATATGAAGGTTTCTCCATCCGCGTACATAAATACGCAGATGGCGATGCCAACGTGCAAAAAATGCGCTTTGACTTACTGCCTGCATATGTGTGCTTTAACCCTCACATGGGCGGTCAGTTCTTCGGTAATCCGTAATAACAAGGGGCTTACGCCCCTTTTATGTTTTAAGGAAACAATATGGATCGCATGAGTGTATTCCTTGCCGCAGATAACGAATCCGGGCATGTACAGGCCGTTATCGCAGAAAAAGACTTCCAGTTTTTCGAAAAGTTGGGCTTTGTTGCCTCAGTTGATGAATTGAAACCGACCAGTAAGCGAGGTCGTAAGGCGGCAGACAATGGCAACAGTACTGACAAAGGGTGAGATCGTCCTTTTTGCGCTTCGTAAGTTTGCTATTGCTTCTAATGCATCGCTGACTGATGTTGAGCCGCAATCAATTGAAGATGGTGTAAATGATCTGGAAGATATGATGTCCGAGTGGATGATTAACCCCGGCGACATTGGTTACGCTTTCGCAACTGGAGATGAGCAGCCATTACCAGATGATGAGTCAGGTCTTCCAAGAAAATACAAACACGCAGTAGGCTATCAGTTATTGCTGAGAATGCTATCTGATTACAGCCTTGAGCCAACTCCGCAAGTTCTCAGTAACGCCCAACGCTCATATGATGCCTTGATGACCGACACTCTGGTTGTTCCTTCAATGCGACGACGTGGAGATTTTCCTGTAGGGCAGGGTAATAAATATGACGTGTTCACATCTGACCGATATTATCCAGGCGATCTCCCTCTGATTGATGGCGATATCCCAAACGCATAGGTGAATAAATGCCTATTCAGCAACTTCCGCTTATGAAAGGTGTCGGCAAAGACTTTCGAAACGCCGACTATATCGACTATCTGCCAGTGAATATGTTGGCTACCCTCAAAGAAATCCTTAACAGCAGCGGATATCTTCGTTCATTCCCGGGCATTGCCAAACGTTCTGATGTGAACGGAGTATCGCGAGGCGTCGAGTACAACATGGCGCAGAATGCTGTTTATCGCGTGTGTGGTGGCAAGCTGTACAAAGGAGAAAGCGAAGTCGGTAATGTTGCCGGAAGTGGTCGCGTATCAATGGCGCATGGGCGAACATCTCAGGCTGTAGGTGTTAATGGTCAACTGGTAGAATACCGCTATGATGGCACGGTTAAAACCGTCTCAAACTGGCCTGCAGACAGCGGATTCACTCAGTATGAGTTAGGTTCAGTCCGCGACATTACACGCTTACGTGGGCGTTATGCGTGGTCAAAAGACGGAACTGATTCATGGTTTATCACTGACCTTGAAGACGAATCGCACCCTGACCGATACAGCGCACAATATCGTGCCGAGTCTCAGCCGGACGGCATCATCGGTATCGGAACGTGGCGAGACTTCATCGTCTGCTTTGGTTCATCGACGATTGAATATTTCTCCCTGACTGGTGCAACCACCGTTGGTGCCGCTTTGTATGTCGCACAGCCATCACTGATGGTGCAGAAAGGCATTGCCGGAACTTACTGCAAAACGCCGTTTGCTGATTCCTATGCGTTTATCAGCAATCCGGCAACGGGTGCGCCGTCTGTATACATCATCGGCTCCGGCCAGGTGTCACCAATCGCCAGCGCGAGCATTGAGAAAATACTCCGCTCCTACACTGCTGATGAACTGGCTGATGGCGTGATGGAATCGCTGCGATTTGATGCGCATGAGCTTCTGATTATCCACCTTCCGCGCCATGTTCTCGTGTACGACGCATCTTCAAGCGCCAATGGTCCGCAATGGTGTGTGTTGAAAACAGGCCTGTATAACGATGTGTACCGCGCTATCGACTTCATTTACGAAGGCAATCAGATAACGTGCGGCGATAAGCTGGAGTCCGTGACCGGGAAACTGCAGTTCGATATCAGCAGCCAGTACGGGCTTCAACAGGAACACCTGCTGTTTACTCCATTGTTCAAAGCGGATAACGCAAGAGTGTTTGACCTTGAAGTTGAATCGTCAACTGGTGTTGCGCAGTACGCTGACCGCCTGTTCCTCTCTGCAACCACTGACGGCATCAATTACGGTCGTGAGCAGATGATTGAGCAGAATGAACCGTTCGTTTACGACAAACGCGTTTTGTGGAAGCGTGTCGGGCGCATCAGGAAAAATGTCGGTTTCAAATTGCGCGTTATCACAAAGTCACCTGTCACTCTGTCTGGTTGCCAGATAAGGATTGAGTAATGGCGGATTCGAATCTCAATGTGCCGGTAATCATCCAAGCTACGCGGCTCGATACATCAATCCTTCCACGCAATATATTCAGCCAGTCTTACCTGCTGTATGTCATAAATCAGGGTGCTGATGTTGGCGCAATTGCCGGGAAGGCAAATCAGGCTGGTCAGGGCGCTTACGATGCTCAGGTAAAAAACGATGAACAGGACGTCGAACTGGCAGATCACGACGCAAGAATCACCGCAAACACAAAAGCGATAAATCTCCTTGAGGTCAGGTTAACAACCGCCGAAGGGAAGATAGTCGTACTGCGTAGCGATGTTGATTACTTGCTGGATGAGGTTATTGATATTCAGGCGCATCTGGTCACTGTTGACCAAAGACTGGATGGCGTAGAAAGCGATGTATCTGACATTAAGAGTGATTACGTATCGAAAACCGTAACCGAATCGCAATCTCTTGCGTCACCGCTGGATGTAAAAACATCATATTCAGTTGATGGAATTCAGGTTGTTGGAGCAAGAAATACCGGATGGACTGCAGCCACAGGTACGCCACTTCTTGGCTCATTCAACGCTAACCAGTCATACACGGTCGGCACTACGTACACACAATCCGAAGTCGCAGCTCTCGCTACAGGTTTGCAGCAGGCGCGGCAGCGTATTCTGGCGCTTGAAACAGCACTTAGATTACATGGGCTGATTGACTGATGATTACATTCAAACCAACGCGAAACATCGACCTGATCGAAGCAGTCGGAAATCACCCTGACATTATTGCTGGGAGCAACAACGGTGATGGATATGACTACAAGCCTGAATGCCGTTACTTTGAGGTGAACGTGCACGGTCAGTTTGGCGGCATTGTTTACTATCAGGAGATTCAGCCGCTGACATTCGATTGCCACGCCATGTACCTGCCAGAGATTCGCGGCTTCAGCAAGGAAATCGGGCTGGCGTTCTGGCGATACATTCTGACTAACACCACCGTTCAGTGCGTCACATCGTTCGCTGCACGCAAATTCCGCCACGGGCAGATGTACTGCGCAATGATTGGCCTTAAGCGTGTAGGAACCATCAAGAAATACTTCAAAGGCGTGGATGACGTGACATTTTACAGTGCTACACGCGAAGAACTAATCGACTTCCTGAATCACGGGAGATAGCCATGTTATATGCATTTAAGCTGGGCAGAAAACTGCGCGGCGAGGAACCTTATTGCCCTGAAAAAGGCGGGAAAGGTGGCAGCTCTGATAAAAGCGCAAAGTATGCAGCAGAAGCTCAGAAGTATGCCGCAGACCTGCAAAATCAGCAGTGGCAGACGATCATGAAAAACCTTGCTCCGTTCACGCCTCTTGCGGAGCAGTATGTTAACCAGCTTCAGAACCTTTCCAGTTTAGAAGGTCAGGGGCAGGCACTTAATCAGTATTACAACTCTCAGCAGTATAAAGACCTTGCAGGTCAGGCTCGTTACCAGAGTCTTACTGCTGCGGAGGCGACGGGGGGACTTGGTTCGACAGCCACAAGCAATCAACTGGCTACGATCGCGCCGACTCTCGGTCAGTCTTGGTTATCAAACCAGATGAGCAATTACAACAATCTGGCAAACGTTGGGCTTGGTGCGCTGCAAGGTCAGGCAAACGCCGGGCAGACATACGCCAACAACATGAGCAGCATTGCACAGCAAAGCGCAGCACTTGCCGCTGCTAATGCCAATAAACCATCAAGTCTTCAGACTGCAATTAGCGGTGGCACGTCTGGTGCGATTGCCGGTGCAGGTCTTGCCAGCCTTTTGGGAACATCAACGCCTTGGGGCGCTGGCATTGGTGCTGGTATCGGATTGCTTGGCTCGTTGTTTAAGGGGTAATCATGGCTACTTGGCAAGGAACAAACGGCGGATTGTTGGCTGGTATCGGCGGCGTCAACTCAAACGCTCCGAGCGTAAATGACATCGGCAATACGCTTCAGCTTATCAGGCAGAACAATGATATTGAGCGTTCAGGCGCTAACAATGTTGGGCTGACTGCTTTGCAAGGCCTTTCAGGTATTGCGGGGGTGTTTCAGCAGGAAAAGCAGGCTCAGCGGCAGAAAGAATTTCAGCAGGCATACGCTAATGCTTATGCGTCTGGTGATCGCGGTGCTTTGCGTCAGTTGGCTACTCAATATCCAGACCAGATTGAATCCGTTCGTAAAGGCATGGGATTCATTGATGAAGACCAGCGTAATTCTATCGGCACCTTAGCGGCTGGCGCACGCCTTGCGTCATCGTCTCCAGAAGCAATGCAATCATGGCTGCAAAACAACGCCAAGGAACTGACTCGCGTCGGTGTTGACCCTAACAGCGTTGCTCAGATGTATCAGCAGAACCCTTCAGGATTTGGTGAGTTTGTTGATCACCTTGGGATGGCTGCTCTCGGTCCGATTGACTACTTCAATGTTCAGGACAAGATGGCTGGTCGTGAGATTGACCGAGGCAGACTGGCAGAGACAATCCGCAGCAATCAGGCTGGAGAAGCACTAACAGCGCGTGGTCAGGACATCCAGATACGTGGACAGAACATCAGCGCACAGAATGCCGCTCTTTCCCGCGAAATACAAAGAGCAGAATTACAGGAGAAGGCTCTGGATAGACAGATAGCCAGAGAAAGCAATCAGTTAAAGCTTGAAGAGCTAAAACAGAAACAGGCAGATGTTAGGCAAAAGGCTGACATAGCCCGCGCTGACAGGCAGGCCGCCGCTCAGGGTGCAGTTGATACGTTCAGCACTGCGCTTGATTCTCTCAACGAGATAGAGCAAAGCCCCGGCCTTTCAAAAGCAGTAGGCATTCGCTCAGCGTTTCCGACAGTTCCTGGATCTGATGCGGCTAACTTTGAAGCAAGACTCGACACCTTTAAAGCTCAAACATTCCTTCCTATGGTGCAGTCCCTGAAGGGTATGGGCGCTCTTTCAGATGCTGAGGGTAAAAAATTATCCGATGCGGTTGGTGCCCTAAGTCCCAAAATGAGTGAAAAGGCTTTTCGTGACTCTATCGGAAAGATTAGAAATCAGCTTGAAAGCAAGTTGAGCACTGTTAAAAAACAGTTTGATTATCAGGAGCCGGTGCAGAATATGCCAGGGCAACAATCTACTACTGGCAGTAACTTTTCTTCACTATGGGGTGATTAATGGCTAAAGCATGGAAAGATGTTATCGCCTCTCCACAGTATCAGGCGTTAGCACCAGAACAAAAAGCGCAGGCTCAGGAGCAATACTTCAATGAAGTCGTTGCCCCGCAAGCCGGAGAAAATGCAGAGCAGGCCAAGCAAGCTTTCTATGCTGCCTATCCATTGCCATCTGCGCAGCAAGTGGAGACACAGCAACCAGTAGCACAGCAACAACCACAGCAAAGTGGATTTATGTCTGATCTTGGCGAAGCAGTAAAAGAGACTGGTCGCGGACTGGTGCAGGCTGGCGTGAACGTGGCAAACATACCCGCATCAGTTGCCGATGCTGTAACAAGCGCGGCGGCTTGGGCTGGCGGTAAACTCGGCATTGGCGATGGTACATATCAACCAGCGCCACGAGTAACAACGCAGGGATTAGAGCAGGACTTTGGCCTTCAGCAAGGCGCGCTGACTCCACAAACGACAGAGGGAAGGGTATTTGCTGAAGCATTGCCTTACCTCACTCCTGCTGGCGTTGAGAGAGCGGCAGCACAGGCACCAACACTTGCTGGTCGAATTGCTCAGGGGGCAACTCGCCTTCTAGCAGAAAACGCAGTTGGATCACTTGCTGCAAATAGTGCGAAAGATGATGCGGAAGCACTCGCCACCGATTTAGGCGTTGGTGTGCTGGCTGGCGGTGCTATTAACGCTGCCGGACGTGGATTAGGTGCTGCTTATCGTGGCGTTCGTGGTGCTATTGCGCCAGAAGCGCAGCAGGCTATCAGATTTGCAGAGCGTGAAGGAGTTCCTCTGCACACCACAGACCTGTTACAGCCTACTTCCCGCGTCGGAAAAATGGCGCAAACGACAGCAGAAAATATCCCCCTGGCTGGCACAAGCGGAATGAGAGCAACGCAACAGGAAGCGAGAAGCCAGTTGGTTCAGAGATTTGCTGATAAATTCGGTGAGTATGATCCAGCGGTTGTTATTGACAGCCTTAAAGCGAAAACATCAGGAATTCGTCGTGCCGCCGGTAATCGACTGGAGCAGGTTCAGAATGCTATGGCGGGAGTCAATATCCAGCCTGCGCGAGCAATTCAGCAGATTGATACTGAGATATCTAATCTGCAGAAGCTTGGTAAGGTAGCTGATAACGAGACAATTTCAAAACTTCAGTTATATCGTGATGAGCTTGTTCGCAATGCTGGCCCTGATGGTCCGGTAAATCTGGATTTGAAGCAATTAAGCGACCTGCGCAGCCAGTTCAGAATGGACGTGAAGGGTGAGCGACCAGTGTTACCAAACCGTTCAGATGCTGCCATTCAGCGCGTTTACAAGGCAATGACTGACGATATCAATGGTGCCATTGGTCAGAATCTTGGCAACGATACTCTCCGTAAATATCAGCAGGCCAATGCCGTCTATGCTGACGAAGCTGCGAAACTAAAGAATACCAGGCTGAAGAATGTTCTCATGAAAGGCGATCTGACGCCGGAAGTTGTCAACAACATGCTATTCAGCAAGAACAAATCGGAAATTAAGACTCTGTATAACTCAGTTGGTCGTGTTGGCAGGGCGCAAATGCGCAATGGCATCATTGGAAAGGCGATGGAGAAATCAGGTGGTTCCCCTGACCAGTTCCTTCGGCAGCTTAACATCCTGCAAAACCAGACTGGCATCATATTTAAAGGTCAGGAAGCCGCTTATCTGAAAGGATTGAAAAACTACCTGCAATCCACGCAGCAGGCTGCAAAAGCGGCAGTAACAACACCAACAGGGCAGCAAACCATCCCGTTCATTATCGGGTATGGGACGGCAATGAACCCGGCGACAACTGGCGCAGCGGTAAGCTACGGACTTCTTACTCGCGCCTATGAGAGCGAGCCATTCAGAAATGCAATGCTCCGAATGGCAAACACCCCACGCGGATCAACAGCGTTTGAGAAAGCCATGCAGCAGGCGCAAAAGGCCATTAACGCCCTGACTCAAGGTGCCAAGTCTGATGCGTTGTCAGAATAGCTTCGCAAACACCAGGAACGTGCAAAAACCAAATATGTAGAACGCAATATTCAGCATATCTCTTTGCATAAATCCTCCGTAACTGATAGTTAGCTGCTGTCTTTTTTATATAGCTCTTTGAGCGTATCAAAGACAATTTTCTTAACCATATCAGATTGTTGTTCTGCCATACGCTCTGCATCGTCAATGTAAACTGATGCAGAGCTTTGTTTAGCCAATGATTCTTCAATCGCTGCAATTATCTCTGAGTTCAGAGACCTGTTATTCATCTTCGCACGCTGTTTAATTTTCGCGTGGAGTTCATGCGGAAGTCTCAAGTGAAACTGCGCCTCGTCGTATTTGCTGTACATCCTTGATGCCTCACCAGTTGGGTGGAATGGCATCGTAACCTACTGGATAAATACTCAATAGTACCATTTCGGTATGCAATCACATCATGGTTGCATCATATCATTCGTCTGGAGCAATGAAATGTCAGATATCACCGCAAATGTTGTGGTAAGCATGCCTTCGCAACTCTTCACTATGGCTCGTTCTTTTAAAGCCGTAGCCAATGGCAAAATTTATATCGGTAAAATTGACACTGACCCGGTAAATCCTGAAAACCAGATTCAGGTTTATGTGGAGAACGAAGACGGTTCTCACGTCCCTGTTTCGCAACCAATCATCATTAACGCTGCTGGTTACCCTGTATATAACGGACAGATTGCCAAGTTCGTAACTGTGCAAGGTCATTCGATGGCTGTTTATGATACGTACGGTGCGCAGCAGTTCTATTTTCCTAATGTGCTGAAGTATGACCCTGATCAGTTACGACAGGATTTGTCTTCACAGGGCGGCGTAAACTTAGTTAATGGTGCCGTTAGTTATGATAATCTGGGTAGTGAATACGGGCTGAATCTCATAGGTGAATATGCCGAAATATCAAATTTACGGGATGTAGCACCATCTGTAGGTGATAAGGTCATGGTGAAGGAGCACACCACAGGACGTGGTTTGTTAGGTGGTGGTGTTTTCGTAGCTGTATCAGGGAATTACACAGATGATGATGGAGTATTTATTTCGTCTGCTTCCCCATCTGTATATTGGGTACGAAGTGGCGCAGGTAGTCATGTTATAATTGAATGGTTCGGTGGCAAATCTGAAGATCAGAGTTTAGATCATTCTCCTATCCTGGCTAACGCACAGTTATATGAAGGTCGATCGATAGAGTTTCAGTACGGAAGCTACTACTTTACACCTCCATGCGTCATCAAGCCGTCTATGCATTTCATCGGCAGCGGTGGCGCTAAAACATTCTGGCGAAACAAAAATATAAATGCGGACGCCACGGTGTTCTTCGCCAACACCGGGAGTGCATCTTCTTGGGCTGAAAATACAGTGTTCGAGCGCATTCATTTTAGTAATGACTCCAGCTCTACCCCCAGCAATGCGGCTATATCACTGCAACATGCGAGTCTATTTAAATTTGATAAGTGCGGTTTTTACAAGGCACCGATTTACGCATCAGATTTACACTGGGTTACTTGGAATGGCTGCGTATTAATCGACAGTATGACCACAATTAACGAGGCCAGTGTATCACCAGCATTTCCTATTAACGAGGGTCCAGCATTTATCGACTGCTATATGGTCAGATCCCCTATAGATATAACTGATGTTGCCGATTTGAGACTAGTAGGCACTTCGATGTTTTACGGACCTTACGGCATAAAGTCAACGACACACCGACCTTTAGATTCAGGGGCGGATTCTCGGGGATTACCGGTATTTATAACTAATAGCGTAATTGACAATATTGACGGTTATTGCTTGGACCTTAACAGAGTGGCGGTAGGAACTATCACAAACAGCCTGTTCTCTGGAGGAAGAGTGTCAGGGACTCCAGCAATACGTGCAACAGAGGTTTTGGGACTTAGCTTTAACGCCAATGTTATCCATTTCGCCGGTCAGGAATGCATGTACCTCTATGACGTGCAGAATATATTAATGGGTAATAACTGGCAACACTTTCGTAGGTGTACCCGGAGTGGTAGGGCAGACAGGGTCTGGAAGGACAGTTTATACAGCCATGGCAAATGTAGGCCTTAATGATAACTGATCACACTTGGATGCTGTATATAGATTTATGTGATTTCATGATTTATATGTTCAATCAAGTTTTAAATGAAGCTTTATTGACTAAATAACAGTTACAGTCTTTTGATAAAGAACTGGCAGCATGCTGCTGCCAGTAAATATAATTATTTCATCTCTATTGAAATTGAGCTAATACATGAGCTTGTGTCTGAGTTATATATTCTCACCTCGACATCAGGATAGGTTTTATCAATGTAGAAATCCATGTCAACTACATTATTGATTTTAGCAATTAATTTTTTACCACCAAACGCTACAATATCACCTAATACATCACCTCTACCACTTTTTTCAATATGCATTTTATACATACCTTTCTTGAGAGGTTTGTATGGTCCTGTTACCAAGAATGTAGCACCGTCTTTTTTGCATACTTGAAATTCATCACTATAACCTAGAGAACCAAAGTATTTTGAATTGGTTAACGTGTGAAAACCGGTAAATGGTATATTTATCCCGTCATTCCATACTAAGATAAACTTTGACATGACTTTATCAATTACATCAGGTCTTCCATATTGCATTATTGCAGCGTCCATGTCTTCTTTACTATCAGCTATAATAAATGAATTGTTTTGCTCATAATTATTTATTTTAGCTAACCATAAAAATGGTTTTACACTTCCTTCATGGTTATTAAATACTACTGGCGATATCTCTGAACCACTATTTAATGAAACTGACGACGCAAACCAGAATGAAGCAAAACCTGCTTTAAGATTATGCTCCTTTATATATTTTGAAATATCATTAATTTCATGGTTTTTTTTATCTAATGAAATGGCGTTACCATAAATTATGGCACCGCTAACAAAAGACAAGGAAAGCAGGAATAAAGATGTTTTTTGGCTTATATTTACATTTCTACAAATAAATACAGCCCCGAAAATTACAGATGGAGCAATATATCTTATTGATTCAACCGCTGATGGAATATTACTAAATAAGAATGCGCACGGCATTATAATCGCCGTAAGAAGCAAAGCTCTATCAATGGTTGAGAATCTTGTTATTTTTCTTGCATTAGAAGCAATGATGTAAACAAAGAACAATAGAAAGCACAGTCTAATTATGGATGAAAAAGACTGTAGCCCAATATCCATTCCAAAAAAATATGCTTCGAAAAGACGTAATAAACCAACACATAAGAAATATAAGTTATTAATAAATTCTTCTTGTGTGGCAAACTTAGGATAACCTATTCCTGGCAATTGAAATCCGCCAATTTCTTGCACGTAGTATAAGAGTGTTTTCGATAAAATAAAGGCAAGAAATATAGATGCCGCATAGTGCAGGTGAACTTTGTTTCGTTTGTAAAATAATTCAATTGCCAATGATGAAATTAAAGGTATCAAAAATGCGTATTTGCTTATGTCGTCGCTAAAAAATATGGCTAGGCTTAAGAGAAAAACAATGAGATAATGATGTATGTTAGCTTTGTATACAGTTGTTCTTTCTATTATAATATAAATAATTGCTGTATATAAATAAGCCCCAATATGTGATACGGCAAGGTTAAATATATTTGATGAATAAGCTCCTAGAATTCCAAATGAGAAGAATATTGCCCATGGCAACTTCTTTTTGTGATATGAAAGTATTATGCAGCATATTGTCAGAGCAGAAATAAGGATTGACGGAACTAAATATGATTGAACTTTATTACTGATACCTATTATATCCAGCAATGCATACCAAATAAGGTCTGTAAAATAGAAAGTTACGGTTGAAAGAAACCATCCTGAAAGTAGAATGTTTCCATTTGCTATGTCGTGTGAAATGATTACACCAGAAGCCTGATCAGAACTCGGGGTGTAACCATATCCAATGTAGCAATTCATCGCCACTAGAATAATAAACGAGATAAAAAGTAGTAATTTAAATCTTCTTGTCATTTATTTTCTCCTTTAAGATGTATTTAGGTCTTGCCTTGGTTTCTATGTAAATCCTCCCGATGTACTCTCCAAGTACACCGATGCCGATTAGTTGGATCCCTCCAAGAAACAGAATGGACACCAGCAGTGAAGGGTATCCTCGTACAGCATTTCCAAATGCGAGAGTGTCAAATATCATCCATGCGCCATACAGAAATGCTAGGCCAGCTACCACTAACCCGATATAAGTCCATATGCGCAGGGGAAATGTTGAGAAGCTTGTAATCCCTTCGAGCGCAAGATTCCACAATTTCCATCCATTGAATTTTGAATTACCAGCAACACGTTCTGCGCGGGAATATTCGACGATGTCTGTCGAGCCTCCTACCCAACTCAGTACCCCTTTCATAAAAAGGTTGCGCTCTGGCATAAGCTTGATATTTTCGACAACCTCACGGCTCATTAACCGGAAATCACCAACATTCTCTTCAATCTTTGGGTTGCTTATTTTATTGTGGAGCTTATAGAACCATTCTGCAGTCTTGCGCTTCAGTCTTCCATCTGTAGAACGGTCATAGCGCTTAGCCAGTACCATATCAGCACCTGCCTTCCACTTTTCAATAAGATGAGGAATAACCTCAATCGGGTCTTGCAGGTCAACATCAATTGGGATTATCGCATCCCCGTTTGCATGGTCTAACCCTGCAAATAATGCTGGTTCTTTACCAAAGTTGCGTGTAAATGACAGCGGAACAACTAGCGGATCAGAAACAGCCAGAGCGTTAATGATTGACTCCGTAGCGTCTTTGCTTCCGTCATTTATGAAAACAATTTCCACTTCATATGACTTCAACTCTTCGAATTCACGTACCGTTTTATAAAAAATTGGTATCGCTTCCTCTTCATTGAAGACAGGAACGACAAGAGATATCTTCATTTCGCATCCCTAAAGACAATGAACTTTGAATAGACGAAACCGCACACCAGGCTGATGGCGGAGAAAGTGATAAGGGTGACCATCGGGGGAAGTGCGCATCTATCAGCAGCCCACCCGACGACAACACTCAATGTTCCCATGAATCCCACGTATAACAAGTAACGCATCGTTGTAGTCGATGCCTTGAATGTGAATTTTGCATTCGCGAAGAAGCTAAAACTCACAGCCACAACGAAACCTGCGAAGTTTGCCAGAGCCTGATTGGTATGCGCGGCATAGATACATACACCAAAAACCACCCAGTGTATAAGTGTGTTCAGCACACCAATCGAGGTGTACTTTGCAAATAGCTTTAACAT